TCAAAAATCGGTCAAATTTCCAAATATATTTTTTATCGCCTGGTTATTCTTTTCTTTTAATTTATCTAGTTGATGAGCATAAACTTTTAGAGTAATATTTAGGTTTTCATGCCCAAGCAATTGCGAAATTGATATTAAGTCAATGCCTTTTAAAATAAGAAAGGAAGCATAGGTATGCCGAAGTGAGTGGTTACGGACGGGACGTCCAACAATCTGTTTGACTAATCTATTGCAAAGTGAGTTTGATGCACCATAGAGGACCCTATTGAGCTTATTATTCTTATAATAGTTTTGCTTATAATCTTTTAGTAATTGAATTGTCTGATCATCAATTGGTATCTGTCTTTTAGATTGCTCATTTTTTGTTTCTTTGAACTGATGAGTTTTTGAATAATCAAATGACTTATTGATGTCAATTAAACCTTTCTCAAAATCAATATCATCCCAAGTTAAACCTGAAACTTCAGCAAAACGCAAACCAGTTACAGCTATCAGGTATAAGGTAAAGTATGAGACATACTGGTATTTTTCACTAGTAACTTTTATTAGATTCAAATACTCATCTTCTTCTAGGAAATCGAACTCTTTCGCCCTTGCTTCTTTTTGAGATTTGACAATTGCTCCTTCAGCGAAATTTGTCTTAATTAATCCGTCACGAACTGCGACATTAACAGCACCTTTTATTTGATAGTGGAATTTTTCAAGTGTCTCTTGTGCATATTTAGTAGCAAACTCATTAATTTTTTTCTGGTAAAAAGTATGTGTAACTTTGTTAAGTTTGATATCTCCAAAATAATTCTTTATATGTCGAAGGTTTTTTTCATAGGTTTCCCAAGTCTTATCTACGATATGAGGTCTTTTATATATTTCAGCCCATTCTTCACAAAATTCAAGAAGTGTTATATTTTCATTGTTGTTATCTTTGTTAATATTTGCTTCAGCTTTGACAGCTGCAGCAGAAGCCAGAGCTTTAGTTGCAAATCCACCTTTTGATTTTTCACGTTTAATCCCCTGGTTATCTGTGTAGTAAATACGGTAGGACCACTTATCACCACGTTTTCTAAATTTTGCCATTTGATTTATACCTCATCTCTATGTTAAAATGGGCATAGTAAAAAGACCTACGAAAAGTAAGGTTTTTACTATTACCAACTTGACCTACACAGCGCCGGCAAGCAAACGTGTAGGTCATTTTTTATTTAAAAATAAACATCAATACTAAAAATATTACTCCACCAATAAACCAACTTATACGCTCTTTTGGCGTGTATTTATCATCTTCTTCGTTGTAAATGTTTATGACATTTACAGAAGTGTCACCTTCTTCAAATTCGTCATCAGAACTTTTCCTAGCCATGCTAGAGGCGTTATATAGACATCCTATTGCCATAAATAAAAATAACCATTTCATTTTTTTGATTCCCCTTGAATTAGACTTTGTCTATATTCAAATGCATCTGCATTTTCATTAAGTTCAATAGTTAGTTCTTTGTGATTACTGAGTATTTTTTTAATTTCATAGAATGGAACTTTAAAATATTCTTTTCTTCCATTAACTTTATTCACTTTATATTTTGATAATTGATTATGAAGTTCTGTTTCTAATGCGAATGCTTGTTCGCTAAAAATTAATGCATGGACATCAAATTGAAAAGGTACCGAAGCGCTACTCAATTCCCTAATTCTTTCCAGAGGCTCTAGTCTTCTAGTTACACCAATTTTATAAACATCTTCACCAAATGAACCCACATTTGAAATTACATAAACATAACCCGCTGTAGCGTGACCTTCTCTGTAATCAATGTCTTCTTCAATTTCATCAAGTTCAGAAAGTTTTTCTTCGTACTCTAGTAGCTGTTTCTTTAATTCATCAATTTTATCAGACGAAGCATTTTCAAGCATTTCTCTCACATTTAAAACCATTTGTGAAAAATGATCCCTATCCTTAGAGATTTGTTTTCTTTTCTTAGCTATTTCAGCCTGTAGTTTTTTATCTTCTTTTTCTTTTTCTCGTTGCTCTCTTAAAATTTCTTTTTCTTCTTGTTTTTTTAACTCATATTCAACAGAGATTTGTAGTTCTTCTTTCTTATAATAGAGATACTGTTCAGTTATTTCTATTAAATTTTTTGAGTACATTTTATTAAGTTGTTCATATGATCTTACTAATGCTTTTTTCTTGTTCTCAATGTTAGTAGGTGTAACTTTCACTAACAGGGAATCAGCTTCGCCATTAAAACCTCGAATAGCCGCTTTTATCATTTGTTTTTGGATTGCTTCACCTTTTTTAGCACTGTTATTGTAAGTTAAAGGTGAGATAATTCTCCCGGCATATCCCTGCTTAACTAGATTTTTTTCTTTCTCTCTTATCTCGTCTAGTTTTTCTTTATACTTTGTAGATTCAGAAAATTTATATTGTCTCTCAAAGAAACCAAATTCTTGCAGACCAATTTCATCATTTGCGAGAGAAATTTCTTTTTTTATTTTGTTTAGCTCTAATTTTTTATTTTCGATTTCTTGTGTTAATTTAGCTATTTTTTCGGAAAGGACCTCATCTTTTGGCTTTCCAATATTAAAGATACCCATTATATTTTCCCTCTATATTAAATTTTTAAATTCTTCTAAAATCATAGCTTCGTTTGCGATAGTTTTTAATCTATATATATCCATAAACCTTGCAACATTGAACTCAGATTTATCATCTAATACCTGCAAGTATTCAATTAGCAAGTTATGAATCATGTATCTATCCGCTTGTTGCTCGGCTTTTTCTCGATTTAATTTGTAAAATTCCTTTGTATGATCCTTATGACCATATTCATGATATATAACTTTTTGTTTCTCTATCTCATCTAAGTAAGCATCTAGGATAATTGTGTCCGTCGGCTTATTATAATAACCTTTACTGTCAGTCTCTCGACCGTCAAAATATAATACATTCATAGGTTAATCCTGTCTGTTTTTTATTCTAGTTTCTAAAAGTGATGCAATTAGTTCAATATCTTCGTCATTTAAAGAATGTCCATCAAAAGCCATTGATTCTTTAGCTAATTCTTTAAAATCAATAATATCATCAGAACTATCATCAGAAGAGGCAATCTTTGGATTATCAGTTCTACCTAGTAAATAATCTATAGAAACATTAAAATAGTCAGCTATTTCTTGTAGGCGATCAGCCGATGGTTGGTTTCTTTTCAAACCGTATAGAGAATTTTTACCGAGACCTAGTTTTTCTTCTAAAACATTTAGTGATATTCCTTGCTTTTTACACAATTCTTTAACAATTTCAAATGTCGAAAACATTGTTTTATCAACCTTTCCAGAGGATGACAAAAAATATTTTAGTAAAAACGCAAATTTAACTTGACTATATTTTGCGTATAAGCTAAAATAGTTTTTGTAAGATAGTTAGTTAGTAAAAAACGAAGTTAAACATTTTACAATTCTTTTTAAAAGTAGTTGGGGAACTGCGCAATATAAAAGAGTTATATACGTTATAACTGTGTTTTTCTTATGCCTTCATTTTAGTATATACGCTAAAAAAAGTCAACAAAAAACTAAAATATTTACTAACTTTCTTTCTTACAATTTTAAGAAAGGAGAAAAAATATGCCAAATACTGATGGTGGTCGAAAGAAAATACTTGATTATTTAGAAGAAAATAATCTTACGATGACTACACTTGCTGTGCAATACAGCATGCCTCGTCAAGATGTTACTAACATTCTAAATGGTAAGCTTAAAAATTCGCAAGCTAACAAATTTATTGCACGAGTGATCGAAGATTTCAAAATTCGATAAGAAATGAGTTGACAAGAATGATATTGTTAAACACAAAAAAGCCACTGCAGGAACAGTGACTCTCTAAATTAAAAGATAAGGAAATTATACCATGGATGAAGCTTTGAATCAAATGCTAGATCAGTTTGAAGCTGGTCTAAGACAGAGAGCCTTTCAGGTTATTAGAGAAGTATCCAACGATAAAACAATCTATCCAGCGGAATTGACTAAAAAAGAAATTAGCCAGATGTTCGGTGTAGACCCTAAGACTTTTGACATGAGGTTCAATAGTCACGAAGATTTCCCTCGAGTGGAAATCAAAGGTGGACGGATTAAGTTTCCAAGGGATGCATCGCTTGACTGGTACAACAAGAACTGGATGAGAACAGGAGTATAAAAATGATCAAACTACTAAAAAAACTAATCTTCGCAAAGGAAGAACCTAAACAGGAACCAAAATGGACAATTGAACAAAATGGCTGGAGAGCTAACGCGAAACAATACGACGATTTTATAGCTCATATGCGAGGTGTGAAATGATTCAGGAAGTAATTAATGAAAATGAGTTTCTAAAAGATGAAAATCAGAGACTTACAAACGAAATGACAGAATATTATTTTTTGAATGTTGCAAAAGCTAACTTATTAGACATACTCATGGAAACCGGCTTCATAAAACACTCACATATCGAGTATGGGTTGAAAGAACTTGACCCTATTGACCGCAATTTATTAGAAAAAGAATGGAGTGATGAGAATGACAGTAACAATTAACAAGCTTGAGATTGAGAATGTCAAGCGTATCAAAGCCGTAAAAATTGAGCCGTCACCAAAAGGGTTAACCATCATAGGTGGAAATAATAACCAAGGTAAGACATCAGTATTAGATAGCATCGCTTGGGCTTTGGGTGGCGGACGCTATGAACCAAGCAAGGCAATGCGTGAAGGTTCAGCAGTTGCACCAACACTAAAGGTCACTATGTCAAATGGCTTAATTGTTGAGCGTAAAGGGGTTAATTCGGCACTTAAGGTTATTGATCCAGAAGGCCGCAAAGCCGGTCAACAATTACTTAATAGTTTTGTTGAAGAGTTGGCTATCAACTTGCCAAAATTCATGGACGGAACTCCAAAGGAAAAAGCTGACACACTCTTACAAATTATTGGAGTTGGTGATCAATTAGTTGAGCTTGAGCTTAAAGAGAAAGAAGTTTATAACCAACGACATGCCATTGGCGTCATTGCAGATCAAAAAGAAAAATTCGCAAAAGAACAACCTTATTTTCCAGATGCTCCGAAGGAACTGATTTCAATTTCTGAATTAATCCAACAACAACAGGCAATCTTAGCTCAAAACGGTGAGAATGCTCGTAAACGTCAGAATGTTGAAAATATCAGGTATGAATATGACCAGTCAATCATTGAAGTTGATAGACTTCGGAAGTTACTTGCTGAAGCTGAGCAAAGATCAGAACAACTTAGTAATGACCTAAAAATTGCGAATACTGACGCAATGGAATTACATGACCAATCAACAGCTGAAATTGAAGATAACATTGCACAGATTGACGATATCAACCGGAAGGTACGCGCTAACTTAGATAAAGATAAAGCTGAGGAAGATGCAAAACAACATAGAGAGCAATATACATTATTAAGTGCTGAAATTGAACGTATTAGACAATCTAAGCGTGATCTGCTAACTAATGCTGACTTACCACTAGATGGACTTTCGGTTGATGATGGCAAGTTACTATACCATGGACAAGAGTGGGATAACATGTCAGGATCACAACAGCTTATGGTTGCCACAGCCATTGTCCGCAAGTTAAAACCTGAATGTGGATTTGTTCTCATTGATAAGTTAGAGCAAATGGACAATAACACATTGCAAGAGTTTGGTGCTTGGCTAGAGCAAGAAGGCCTTCAAGCTATTGCAACTCGTGTATCTACTGGTGACGAATGCTCAATCATCATTGAGGATGGTTACTCAATCGAAAACACTAATCATCAACCAGTATCAGAACCAAAAAAATGGGACTTTTAGAAAGGAGATAAACTAATGCAAATTACAAGAGGAAAACGGGCAAGGGCACAACGTGTCGTTATCTATGGCCCTGAAGGAATTGGTAAGTCAAGCTTTGCTGCACAATTTCCTGAACCGCTTTTTATCGATACTGAAGGATCCACAGATAACATGGATGTCGCTCGTATGGATGATAAACCGACAAGTTACACTATGTTAAAAAATCAAATTGCTTTTGTCAAAGCTAATCCAACATGTTGTAAAACTTTAATCATAGACACTATAGACTGGGCAGAGAGCTTAATAGTTGAAGATGTCTGCGCACAGCATGGCAAAAAAGGGATTGAAGACTTTGGTTATGGCAATGGTTACACATATGTCAGAGAAGAAATGGGACGATTCCTAAATCTATTGCAAGATTTAATTGAAGTTGGAATTAATATTGTACTGACAGCTCACGCTCAAATGCGCAAATTTGAACAACCTGATGAAATGGGAGCATACGATCGTTATGAATTAAAGCTTGGTAAAAAGACAAGCTCACAAACAGCGCCACTGGTTAAGGAATGGGCTGACATGGTCCTGTTTGCTAACTACAAAACAGTAGTTATGACAACAGATACCAAGAAGAAAAAAGCAACCGGTGGTCAGCGTGTTATTTATACACAGCACCATCCAGCATGGGATGCTAAAAATCGTCATGGCTTACCAGAAGAAATCCCACTTGATTATGGAGCAATTGCTCACATCTTTGTGAACAGTCCAGTAGAACAACCACAGGCACCTATTTCCAATATGGAAACAGTTCAACAACCAATACAAACTCCACCGACTCAACCGGCGGAACCAGTGCAAGTAGCACCACAGGCACCGACTCAACAAGTAGCATATCCACCAAGCTTGCCAAAATCATTAATTGATTTAATGCAGCCTGAAAATGTTACACCAGACGAACTTCAACAAGTGGCTTATATTCGTGGACATTATGCTATGGGAACACCAATTGAAGTTTTTGTACCTGAATATTGGGACATGATTGTTGCTAACTGGTCATCAACGCTTGAAGTTATCAAGACTCAAGTCAGAAGTACACCAGAAATACCCTTTTCTATGGAAATGGAAGGGTCATAAATTTTGGGAACTTATTGCAATCGCTAAATTTAATAAAAACTATTTTGAATAACAGGAGAAAAGAAAATGACAGATTTTAACAATAATATTGAACGTGAACTTGGTTGGGATGATGAAATTACACAAGACAGTGCCGGTTTTGTTCAATTAACGCCTGGCGACTATCAATTCACAGTAACAAACTTTGAACGTGCACGACACACACCAGATCCGCAAAATAAAAATGCAAAATTACCAGCATGTAATAAAGCAATCATCACACTTCAAATTGAAACAGCTGAAGGTATGGCTCAATTAACACATAACTTATTCCTACATACTACAACAGAAGGTATGCTATCAGCTTTCTTTGGCGCTATCGGTCAAAAGAAACATGGTGAACCATTACGCATGAATTGGAACACGGTTATCGGTGCAAAAGGTGTAGCTCGTATCAATAAACGTAAAGGAACTGGACAATATGCTGATAAGGAATACGACAACATCAAATCAATGATTTACGCTGATGAAGTTGATTGGACAAAAGTATTAAATGCCAACGTTCAATCAACGCAACAAGCGCAACCAATGCAGCAAACACCAAACTTTGCTCCACAACAACCATATCAACAACCAATGCAACAACCAATGCAACAACCACAAGCGCCACAACAAACTAGCTTCGGAGGGTTCTAATGGAACTTAGACCTTACCAATTAGAGGCAAGGTCAGCAGTGCAACAAGAGTGGGAACAAGGCAAGAAGAAAACCCTTCTTGTCCTTCCTACCGGTTGTGGTAAGACCATTGTCTTCTCAAAGATTATTGAAGATCGTGTCAGACTTGGAGAGAGAGTCTTAGTATTGGCACACAGGTCAGAATTATTGGAACAAGCTAGCGACAAATTAATGACAGCAACTGGTTTAGGCACTGCCTTGGAGAAAGCAGAAAGTACCTCAATCGGTTCATGGTTCAGAGTAGTAGTTGGTTCAGTTCAAACGATGCAGAGAGAGAAACGTTTGAGCCAATTTCCACCGGATTACTTTGACACGATTGTTGTTGATGAAGCACACCATGCCATTTCAGATGGTTATCAACGTGTCTTACAACATTTTGAAAACAGTAACGTTTTAGGTGTTACCGCAACGGCTGACCGTGGGGATAAGCGAAATTTAGGGGAATATTTCGACAGTCTAGCTTATGAGTATTCAATTGTAGATGCTATCAAGTCTGGTTATTTATCAAAGATTACAGCTGTTACTATTCCATTGGAATTGGACTTATCATCAGTCAGTCAACAAGCAGGCGATTTTAAAGCTAGTGAAGTTGGCACAGCATTAGATCCGTACTTGGAA